CTATATTTTTGGTATTTTTTCAAGCAGTTCATCTTCCATCTTTTGCGTTATATGAGAGTAGATATCCATCGTTGTTTTAAAAGATGAGTGACCTAAGCGCAGTTGTACAGATTTGTAGTTTGCTCCTGATTCCAATAATAGCGTAGCATGGGTGTGGCGCAGTCCGTGAAAGGTAAAGGACGTCGGAAGTCCTGCTTTTTCAACGTATTCTTTTAGCTTGGCTGAAACATACGCAGGGTATATCGGACCGCCATCTTTTGCAGGGAAGAGTAGATCCAATTCACGCTTATACCTAAACACAGACTGCCGACGGTATTGTATTTCATTAATTTGATCTTGGATATATTGGTAGGTTGCATCATCTAACGAAATAACGCGCTTTGAACTGATTGTTTTAGTTGTTTTTGTAATATATGTCTGCCGGTTGTCATAATGAACAGTTTGATTTACCGATAGCATTCTACGGTTGATATTAATATCTTGTATCCTTAGCCCCAATAATTCTTCTCGCCGCAGTCCGGTACTAACAGCCGTATAAATCAATCTATAGTATTCTTTATCATCAATGGCAGATAATAAGATTTTTAGTTGATCAAGCGTTAGTACGGTTGCTTGTTTTTTCACTACCTTTGGCTTGCGGACACCTGCGGCCGGATTCCGATATAGTAAGCCTTCATTTACTGCCATCGTGAGTGCCGCCTTTAGAATAACATACATATATTCAATCGATCGTGTAGAACATTTGGCTTCCAGCTTTTGAGCGATTAGTGTGCGTACATGGTATGGTTGTAAGTCAACTAATGGGACAGATCCTAAAACAGGCATTAAATGGACTCTACATATTCGCTCATAGCTAGTGTAGGTTGCCCTAGAAACTCTGAGTTTGGCATCAAGCAGGTATTCATCTAGCCATTCGGATAGCGTAATGCTGTCATCGCGATTGGGGGCCTTTTCTAAGTCAGATAGAAATTGTTCTCTCTTTGCGATGGCTTCATCACGAGATGATCCATAAAAATAATATCGTTTGCCTTTACTTCTACAACTTGTCTTATAGCGGCCATCTTGTCGTTTTTTTAATGCCATGAAAAAAACCTCCTTGAGTATTAATAAAGGGGGCTGATTTATGATATACTTATAGCGTAATCAGCCCGTGGGTGGGTAAGATTATCTTGTCGGGGATATTGGTAGTATCTCCGGCGCTCTCCCTCATTCTGTTCCCGCAGAGTGGGGGAGTTTTTTTATTGTAAAATTACTTTATCGAATGATTCTATCTGTGTATTTGGACTACTATATAAATACTCTTTTTCTTTTCTCGTTATTCTTGCGGAATATTGTAGGGTATATGTATGAGTAGGTAAATCACTATATATTTCAGCAATTTTATCACAATGATCATATGTTGTAATCCAGTGGTATAAATCCATTTCTCTAATGGCATTATATAAAAAAACATGATCATCATGTTTAAAGGAATTTTTGTATAATAACTGCCCTTGCGTATAATACGGTGGGTCAAAAAAGGTAAATAGATACTTGGGAGATATGTTGAGTAATACATTATGAATTAATTCTTTGGCGTCTAACATATAAAGTCTAATCCGATCACGTTGAGCAGAAATATCAGCAACCTTTTTGGCTAGCGCATCTTTATTAAATCTACAGTTAAGTTTATATTTAGAATTTTGCTCATACCCACCAATGGGGCCTCCTGTGATAATACCCGCTCTGTTTGTTCTATTCAAAAAGAGGGTAGAGAATGCCAACCTATAATCATATGTTTGATTTTCACGTAATTTGTCATATATGCTTTTTTGATTGATCCATTCAGTCATTGTAATGGGAGTTGTGAGGATGTCATGAATGAGACGTTCAGACTCATGTAAGACCGCATACCAAACTGAATATATAGCAACATCATAGTCGTTCAAAATGATAGAATCTACTTTATTAGAGAGCAATAATTCCATGGATACTCCAGAACCGCCAGAAAAAGGCTCGCAGTATATCGGAGAGTTTAAGTTATTAAGGTGAATCAAGTGTTCAACAAATTTAGCAAGCTGCGTTTTCCCCCCGGGATATCGCAATATAGATTTAGTTCTTGGCATAGCTACACCTCCTTTCAATAAGTGTAGGTTAAAATTTTATTTTTGGCCAATATATATATATCATAATAAAATGTACTTCATATATGGGAGAGTAAAAGAACTTGTCTGATGTCCTTGAACGCGTTCTCCAGGTTTTGGATAAATTGAGTAACTTCAGACTGATGTTCGTTTTTCCAAAAGTTGATAAGTTGTGTTGTTTCAAATAAAGAAAGGTAAGCTTTTAACCAGGCCTTCTTTTTCTCTCTGTCTTTACCTCTGTGATAGAAATCTGAAAGATTTTCTTCAAGGAATTTGGTTCTTGTTAATCCGTTCACAAGACAATCATATTGGCTAAAAAAATCATTTGAAGATGGTGAGGTGGTTTTTAAGAAAGATAAGAGACTATCTTCTGGTGATTTATCATCAGGGAGTATCAATATTTTAGCAAATACTTTATTATAATTTTCAATGTCTCTAATAGTTGAAGTTTTTTTCTTTACATCCCCATCTAAAATAACAATTGTTTTGCGAAAGTACTCATGATCGCCTTTAACAAGGCTTAAAATAGATTCACAACCAATCTCAGTGTCTAATAAATTAATATTATTCAATACAGTAGACGTGCAAAATTGTTTTAGCAACCAACGGGCTTCCTTATCTTCCGTGATCACGTTTATTTTAATATTATTTCTAAATGAAGTTGTTTGTAATAAAAGATTTGAGATAAGGGACTGTTCTGGTTGACTTATGACAGTAGGTGTTTCCTCTTGATTTGCTAAACTTAGATAATGGAGTTCAATGGGATGTGAGAAATCTGTTTTCGGGATCGATGATATTCTATGAGAAATGTGTTCCAAAAGACTAAGGCTATGTGTTGTCAAAGCGATTTGGAGATTTAATTTTTTGGACTTTGACATTAAGTAATCAAATAGCCGGTTTTGAGCGGAGGGATGTAGGGCGGCGTCAAGCTCGTCAATTAAAAGTAATCCTCCTGAATAATCGGCTCCTAAAGTATTTTTTAATTGGGAAAAAGATTCTACAGCTAATAATATTTGCGCTAAATTATCTTGACCTGCAGAATTAGTTAAATAATCATACTTTGCTGTATTTACGCCCATAGTTATTTTTCTTTTTATATCAGATAAATGGACCTCATTTACAGAATCAATTACATCATGTAAAGAAAGAATGTTTTGATAATCATTTAACAACTCTTGTGAAATAGGAATAGAGTGACTGTCTTTTTCTGATATAAGAGCTTCACCTAAAGGGTATAATCTTGATAATCCAAGAAATAATGTAGGCCACTCTTTTTTTGCAGATGACTTATTATCTTTTGTCTTAGGAATTATGCGTCCACGAGTGCCTTTTTCTTGCCATGTAATTCGATATGAACGACTATCTCCATCATCAAAAATAACTTCTGCAATATTTGAAGCGGTCTTATCGAACGATTGGGACATATTAAAAACTTCTGACCATTCTGTTCTAAATTGAGATTGCAATATAGGAATTCCTTTATCTTTCTTTAACTCGCTAGAATTACCGAGTAATCCTAGAAGCGTGGATTTCCCAACCGCATTTGTTCCTGCAAATACGGTGATATTACATCCTATGGGAAAGGAAGTATTTTTAAACAATCTAAAATTATTGATTTTTAATTCCGTTATTTTCATGACTGATACCTCAAAAAGAAAATATAAGAATATTTTCAGGATATTCTTAATAATTCAATACCATCTTCTGTGGTGTAAATAATGATGTCATCCATAGAAACTCCTTTACGGGGGCCTATTACTGCTGATAGTTAAAACTTTCTCCTCATTTCAATAACTTTACCCATGATCTGAATAGGGATGAATTTGATGTCTGCAGCTTATATTACTTTACAAGTTCGTCGAGTCTAGCAATTAATTGCGTTGATAAATCAAATATATCATCTACAGATTCGATATCGTAGCGAATGGCGTTATCTCCATCCTTTATCATAATAAATTTTACTTTATCCTTAATATAGATCCGGCAGATCCATCTTGTTGTTTTTTTATCAAGGTTTACCGTCTTGAGTGAGGCCTAATAATTCTCTTGCTTTGGATTTATATTCCTCATTGTTTATGATGCCTTCGTTTTTTAAGGTCTGAAGTTCTTCTAATGTGATAGGTGTGTGATTTGGGACTTTTGTCATTGACACTGAATTAGCTATATCTTGTTTTCTTGATAGCTCACTAAGTTTGGTTAGAGCGTATTGTTTTGATTCATCGGGCATGTTTTCTAAGGTGGTAATTGTATTAACTAGTTTATTTATATTATTTTTCCTTGCTTTAACGGTTTTGAGAAAATTTAATTTATCATTCAGTTTATCGATTATACGATCAATAGATTCATTAAAAAACTCTGTTTTTTGATTTTTAATTTTGGCAATTGATTCTATTAAATCAATCATTGATTGATAATCTTCCAATTCACTCATTGTTTCTAATGGTTGTTCTAATCGATTGACAGCTTGAATCATTGTGCCATATCGAGAATCTATAGTTGAAATATCAGTGGATTCGACCAATATTTTAGAGGATTCTTGCAATATATCTAAATCTCTTTGGATTTCATTATACTGCAGATTTAATTCAGCCTTTTTTTGCAATATGGATATTTCTTGATTACACTTTTTTACAAGTCTAGGGAGTCTAAATATATCAATAATTAGCCAAAAGCCACATCCACCTACTGTGATTAAAAATAATAAGCCGAATAAGGGTTTTCGAAGATAAAAATAATGTAGGCCAAATACTAATAAAACATAAGATAGCATAAGACTTCTTGATTGAGGGACTTTAGTATTGATGGAAGAGAGAGTAGAAGCAGGTGATAAAGATTGATTAGCATTCGTCTTTTTTCCTTTGTAAGCAGTATAAGTTGTATAAGACAGTCCGGATCCAGGCAAGCCGATAGTCTTTCGTACCCCGTTTTTACTAAACGTTGTTTTCGCTCCACGAGGACCAATGCTTATGCTATGACTATTTTTATTAAAGTTAATTCTTATACCGGGTAAAATTTTGATACTTCGTTTAAATCTAAATCCCATGGCGCTCCCAGCTCTTTCGATAATAAATTAGCATGGATCAATAAAATAGTCCCTCATTTTGTTCCAGATTTAGCAAGTACAAGTTGGCGATAATGTGCCGTCGTTACAGATGACATCTCCGTTTTCAGTACAACCTGAGACGCCACGGTGATGAGAGCAACAACCTCTTCGTGCAGTCAATTGATAGCAAGTCAATTGATCGTTAGCTGCTACGAAGTACGATGATGCTGCCAAAGACAAAGTTACCAAAGCTGCTACTAGGACTTTCTTCATTTTCTCACATCCTTTACTAATAAATTATAATTATCTAACGTATTAAATCCGTCTTTCAGGATATACACGTTAGTATAACCTTCTCTATCCATTATCTCTGCCATCGCTATAGCATATTCATCATCAGGGCAGGAGCAGTAAATTATAAACTCCTTATCTTTTTGCTTAATATGGCTCTTTAAAAAATCATTTATTTCCATTAAACTATGGGGATCAACCCATAGCGCTTTCGGTTTAATTTTTTGTAGCCGCTGTCTTGCGTTTATACTACGAACATCAATAAATGTAGCGGTAGAGGTCAGTAATTTATCTTTTGGATAAGCGTGATAGGCATAGGAACTATTTGATAATACTATAAGCAATGCGACACATAAGCTGATTCGTTTCATCATTATCCCTCCGACTATGGTTTATCGCCGATACCAATCACCGCAGAATTTTTATGACTATCGCTAAATGACCTCATGATAACAATGAATTTTCCATTGCTGTTAGGAACGGCTGCTTTGAGTGATTCGCTCTCGCCAACAGTAATATATTTAACATCTTTAGAATCTGTATTATCAATTCGTGTTTGTAGGCCTTTTCTATCTTGTGGTAAGAAATTAACAACATCATCTACGGAAGGGTGGGTATATGGCAATTCTTGTATGGTAATATTAATGATCCTATTGTCAGCTACCATAACTAAGAATTTATCATCATTAAACGATTTGAGCGTACCATTGTCTCTATTTGGATCTCCATAATCTTGCTTCCAAGTGTTCATTGTATCGCCGATGCCAGCGGACAGGCATAGCTTGTCAGGAATAGAGGGATGAGTTTTTTGATCGGATTTATTTTCTTCAGTAATCGGAGCTTTTTTCTGTTCATCTATATTATCTGACTTTTCCGTTTTGTTTTTACTGAGTGGCGGTCCAGAAACACCCATCCCTACAAAACAAATAATAATTCCGATTAATCCATATAAGAGTACATATTTTCTGTTTCGTTTTGTTTCCGGTCCCCAACGCAATATCAAAGATGGTTTAATTAATCCGATAATTGCAACAATGATAATGATAAAAATTAAAATAAATAAAACTGTAAACATTTTAATACGCTCCTTTCATTAAAAAGACTTTCTTACCTCAATTACCTTACCTACAATGCGGACTTTATTTGCTTCTTTGCCGGCAAATATTCTTGGCGGGTACTCTGGATTTGCAGATTCAAGTACAATGACACTATCCGCTTTTCTGACACGTTTTAGAGTGCCTTCGTCGCCGTTGATAATAACAATTGCCAGTTCGCCGCTTTCGATGTCATTTTGCATACGTGCGATGGCAATATCGCCATCGAAGATGCCAAGGCCGATCATACTATCGCCTTTGCAGTGAAATGCGCGGATATCTCCGTAAAGAGAGCTGTCAATAGCAACGGTGCCGTCTATATACTCATAAGCTAATCCATTCGGACCGCACGTTACGGTACCAATGATAGGTATCTGTTTGTTATCTTTTGGTGGTTCAATTTCATTGGACAACGGAAAATCTGAATTGCCGAGAAGGTAATCGGTAGTAACGCCAAAAATTTTCGCCATATTTACTAAGGCATCTCCGGATGGTTCACGTGATTCTAGTTCGTAAAAAGATATTGCTTTGGGGGTTAATTTTAATTTATCTGCAAGATCTTTTTGAGTAAATCCATTTTCTTCTCTCAATTTTTTTAATCTCTTACCGTTCATAACTAAAATCACCTGAATTTTCATTATAATATGTACTATTTGTTCATATTATATCAAAATACCTATTGACATTCTACAAAACGTACTGTACAATTTGTACATAAAGAGGGTAAGGGAGGTGACATAGAATGAAAAACAAATTGAAAGAGTTTCGTAAGGAAAAAGGGATGTCACAGACTACCTTAGCTTATGAAACAGGAGTATCACAGCGCTATATAGCTTTTATAGAAGACGGGTACAGAACGCCATCATTAAGACTAGCATTGAAGATTTCGAAGGTGTTGGGGAGTACTATTGACGCTATTTTTTTACCTTGAATATGTACAAAATGTACATATATTATTTTTATCACCCGTAATTAATGACTAGCTGCTTAGTGTTGAAATTCTTAGTCGCTTTTGAATTTCCTTCACCTTTTACTGACCAGCAGGAATCGTTTGGAACTACATGTTGATTTTTACCCATTATTATCATCGCCTTTCTAAATCAATTATATCAGACAGAAAGGTGAGTGATTGGCAACAATGATTAACCCATATCTAAATTCTAACATCAATAGAAAGGAGTAACCATGTCAGGAATAGCAACGAAAGCTGCCGATAGCGTGTTTTATAAAGCACGCATGGAAGCTAAAGAGCGAAATGAAATGCTAAGCAGTAGGGAAGGGGCTGCCGAAGTGATGGGAATCGACCGTACGCGATTAGCGCGTATTGAACTTGGAACGTTGATCCCCTATCCAGAAGAGGTTGTCATGATGGCAGACTCGTATAATGCGCCGGAAATTATGAACCACTACTGTACGACCGAATGTCCAATTGGGAAACGAATGATTCCAGAAGCTGGTCTTGAACAGTTAGATCGTATGACGATTAAGATTTTATCAGCAGTTGGGGGAGTATCTGATGTAGGGAATATTATCCTTGGGGTCGTCAATGATGGACAAGTAACTCAAGCAGAAATACCTCACCTTGAAAAGGTTCTGAATCAACTGCAAGATGTCGCGAAGTCAGCGACAGAATTGCAGATATGGATGGATAAGTATGTTAGGAGGTGAGAGGGATGGAAGTTGCATTGCAAGAAAAACTCACGCTCACGATTGCAGAAGCGGCAGCGATCACAGGGATTGGCGCAAAGCAGCTGGCTGAATGGGCCGAGACAGAAGATTCATTTCCTGTATTTAAAATCGGCAATAAACGAGTAATAGAAGTCACGTTATTACGTGAGTGGCTGCAGCTTAGATGTAAAGCGCGAGTAGGCATGGACAGTACAAGGGTTGCAAGAATCATAAGACGTAGAAAACGGGTTGGATAAGAAGGAGGTGAAAACAATGACAGATGCATATATTCCCGCTTGGATTAATTCCGGGTACGAACGAAAGCAGAAAGCATATGAGTCAATGGCGCAGATCAAATGTAAATACGCAATGGATTACGGCCTTTTCAAAACATTGAAAAATTGGTTAGAAATGGCAATGGCAGTTATCGGTTTTTATGCTTTTTTTGTCATTGTGGCTATTTTAGGGCAGTAAAAAGGGCTCTCTCCTGTTGGCGCAGGAAAGAGCCGAGTAACAAAACATTCTACTTTATTGCCATTATATCATATGGCGGGATGGAGGGCAAAATGAATGCAAAATTAATTATGACGGTAAAGGAAATGGAGAATCACGACGCTTGGCTTGCTGCTCGTATCAATGGTATTGGCGGCAGTGACGCAGGTGTTATCGCCGGGATGAATCGGTGGAAATCTCCGTACCAGTTATGGCTTGAAAAGACGGGGCAAGTTGAAGCGGAGGATATTAGCGATAACGAATATGTCTATTTTGGAAATGTATTGGAACAAATCGTCGCTGATGAGTTTACGAAGCGGACCGGCAAGAAAGTACGCAAATCCGGGATGATGCGGAATAACAATACGCCTTGGTTATTGGCCAATGTCGATAGATTGGTTATTGGCGAAGATGCCGGACTTGAATGTAAAACAGCGAATGGATTTGCTGCCAAGGATTGGGAAGAAGATAAGGTGCCGGATACGTACTACTTGCAGTGCCAACACTACATGATGGCGACTGGTTGTCAAACATGGTATATCGCCTGCCTTGTTGGAGGAAATCATTTTGTGTGGAAAGAGATAACACGGAATGAAGAGGATATAGCAGCGCTTTATGAGGCGGAAAAAGCGTTTTGGGAAGTCAATGTAAAGCAAAATGTTATGCCGGATGTGGACGGATCAGATTCATGTACAGCAGCATTGAAGACACGCTTTCCTGGTGGTATTGAAGAAGCGATGGATTTGCCGGAAGAAGCATCGCCTTTACTGACAGACTTAGATAATCAGGAAGATGCAAAGAAACGGTTGGAAGCAAGCATCAAAGAAATTAAAAATAAACTTTGCCTGTTAATCGGTGATCACGAAGTCGCTTATGCAGGAGATCGGAAGATTACGTGGAAAACGCAAGCCGGACGGGTAACGGTAGATAGTAAGAAACTGAAAACTGACTATCCCGATGTATACGAAGATTGTAAGAAGCAAGGAAATCCGACAAGAGTATTGAGAGTATAAAGGAGGTATTTATCGTGGCAACAACAAGAGGCGGCGTAATGGCCGCGAAAAGAGAAACAACTGCAGCTTCACCGAAGAAAGGCATGCAAGATTTAATCTTATCGATGAAGCCACAAATCGAAGCAGCGCTTCCATCAGTATTAACTGGAGAACGATTTACGCGTATGGTCTTATCGGCAATGAGCAGCACGCCGCAGTTAGTACAATGTAGTCCGCAAAGTTTTCTGGGAGCCATGATGCAGGCTGCACAGCTTGGGGTTGAGCCTAATACGCCACTGGGGCAAGCATACCTAATCCCGTATCGAAATCACGGTCAATTAGAATGCCAGTTTCAGCTCGGATATAAAGGATTGATTGACCTCGCATATCGAAGCGGCGAAGTAAAGGACATTCAAGCGCATGAAGTACACGAGAACGATGTGTTTGAATACGAACTTGGATTGGAACCGAAGCTGAAGCATATTCCGGCTGTAAAAGATAGGGGTACCGTTATTATGTACTACGCTGTATTCCATACCAAAGATGGCGGCTACGGCTTTGAAGTCATGAGTAGGACCGATGTAGAGGAGCATATGAAAAAATTCTCTAAAGCGGCAAACAGCAGCTTTTCTCCATGGAAGACGAATTTCGACGAAATGGCTAAGAAAACGGTTTTGAAGAAATGCTTGAAATATGCACCACTTAAAACCGAATTTGTAAAAGCAGTAGCGCAGGACAGCACTATCAAAAAGACGATTGCTGCCGATATGGGAAGTGTATCCGATGAAACAGACTATATCGATATTGAAGCAGGGCAGGTGCCTGATAATGTCGATGCAGAAACAGGGGAAGTTATTTCTAATGAACCGGAAACAGATGATACGGCGATGTTTGACGATAATTTTGAAGGTGACAAGTAATGAGGGAATATGGCTGGGAGTGTTTTCTCCCAGCTGACTCATCCGACAGGAAGGTGTAAACAATGTCTCGACCAACTAAACAAGGACTTGATTACTTTCCGTTAGATGTCACTTTCTTTCAAGATATAAAGATACGTAGAATCACGCGAGCATGCGGCGCAACTGCCGTTCCTATACTAATCAGCCTGCTGGCTAATATCTATCGCGGTGATGGGTATTTCCTTCGGTGGGACAAAGATATGCCTTTTTTGATTTCTGACGAAGTTGGGGTCACTGAGGGCGCAGTATTGGAAACAATAAATAAGGCCGTTAAAGTGGGGTTCTTCGATACGAGATTATACGAAGAAAAACAAGTCCTCACATCAGCAGGAATTCAACGTAGATTCTTTGAAGCGACAGCAAGAAGAAAGTGTGTGTATTACGAAGAATCGCTCCTTTTAGTCGAGGTAAATGCATACATTAATTTAGTAAATGTCAACAATAACGAAGTTAATGTATGCAATAATTCGAAAAATGTAGACAATAATCAACAAAGGAAAGTAAAGGAAAGTAAAGGAAAGGAAAGTAAAGAAGAGAAAAGAAAAAAATTCGCGGGCGCGCGTCTGCAAAATTCTCTTATTCCTGTCATTCAACACTATCAAACTAATATCCGGCCAATAGCAAATCAGGTCGAGAAAGACAAGCTGTCAGCGATGGTGGATGATTTTGGCAGCGAAGCCGTTATCAAGGCGATTGATCGAGCGGTGTTGCGCAATAAGCGCAGCCTAGCTTACATACAAGGCATACTGCAGCGATGGGAAGCGGACGGATATGATGCGCCTGGACAGCAATATAAGGTCAACACACCGGATCCGGAACGAATGAAAGACATTGAGAATATCCCGTTTTAACGTAGAAAGGACAGAGACATGCATCCATTGATGAAAGCGCTGAATAATGAGCGGGAAAGTAGATACAAGCTGACTATCGCACGCATGAAGACGATGGCAGCTACGCGAAAAATATCGGTAACACAATCTGCTCCGTCTGATGGGATTCGCTGCATGAAATGCGGTAATACCGGATGGATTCATACCATCACGGAAGATGGCTATGACACTGTGACGTTTTGCCCTGCATGCTATGAACGGCGGCAGGTTGTGCGGCGATTGAAAAAGAGCGGGATTTCGGCCAAAGATTATGCCAGATATACATTGCAAAGCTTTAACGTGGCACGCAGTTCGGAAGCAGCGCAAATGAAACGAGCGGCTGAAAAGTACATAGAACAGTACAGCGATAACGGTGTTGGCTTTGGCGTATTTGGTCGATCAGGAGCCGGCAAGACGCATCTGTGTATTGCCATTTGCCAAGAGCTGACAAAACGATACCATACACCGCATTACTACTTTTCTTACCGGTCCGAAATGCCAAGTTTAGTAAAGGCTGCGAAAAGCTATAAAGACGACTACGAAGCAGTCATGACAAAGTGGAAAACTTGTAAAAACTTGTATATTGATGACCTGTTTAAGCTATCCGGAACGGTAGTTGACGGTCATTTGACACAGGTCGGCAGAGATGAGTTGCAGATCATGTTTGACATCATTAATGCGCGGATGGTCAACCATGTAACAACGCTGTTTAGCTCGGAGTATAGCGTAAAGGATATAACGACAGTCGATGAGGCATTGGGCAGCCGCATTTATGAAATGGTATCGCCGTTCGGCTTGCGCGTTGATGGGGAAAATCAACGCCTGAGAGGAGTGATATGAAGATGGTACCGATGGGAATTAACTGGCATAAGGTACACGAAAATAAGCAGGCTGAACAGTATCATCGCCCGGAGAATATAGGTGCCGTTATTACGATGGTACTGCTGTATCAAGCATTACATGATACATACGGGTATGGCAGAGCAACGTTTGCAAAGATTATGAGTACCTTTGGCGATATACAAGCCGGAGAATGGAGCATGAACAGTGAGGACGTTGATATGAAGAGTCAAAACAAGAGTTTGGAGCGTTGTTTCATTATGAGCAAAAACGAGGAGACGTATTAATTTATGGGGAGTGAACATGATGAGATGGATAGAAACGATTGATGAATTACCGGATGCAGCAGAAGCTTTACGCGAAAAGTATCAGCCAATTATTTTTATTGATGCCTGGGGCGGTCTGTATATCGGCTATTTTGATGGAAAAAATTTTATCTCTACGGCTAATGATGGCGATTGGATAGATAAAGTAGTCGCCTGGGCGCCTATACCGCCGTATCGGGGATTTAGATATGGGCAGAAAGCATAAGCATAGTGAGCGTCGGGATCCATTGCCATTGCTTGAATCAATCAAGAAAGAGAGGACACCACATAGCTGCTGTGCGTATTGCGGGCGTCCATTATTTGGTGATGATTGGCACTGGATGCGCGATGAGTACGGGCAACGAGTGCGGAAATGTAATGATGAAAGGACTTGTATGTGTGACATGGGGGAAAAATGACAAAGATGACGAAAACGATAAAAACGAATAACGAACAACGAGAAGTTGTCATTACTATTCCAGAACGATTCCCCACGGCAAACGAGTACATAGACGATAACCGCCGAGGGTATCACGTAGGGGCAAGAACAAAGAAAACATATACAGAAATTGCTAGAATTTATACGTTAAAAACGCCGCACATGAATGGCAAATGTGACGTCAATTTTGAGTGGCACGTATTGTCAAAAGCTGATCCCGATAATATAGATTTCGCAAGAAAGTTCATCCTAGATGGACTGCAAGCAAGCGGCGTACTAAAAGGGGATAGCCAAAAATACATCGGGAAATTAAGCAGCACTGTTGTAAAAGATAAAAACGTTTACGTGCGGATAACATTGAGAGAAAGTGAGTGACAGGAAAAATGGAAATAAGGATCAAAAAAGCATTAGACACACACCGGGAAGAGGATATACAAACGCCATTGATTAGTGATGGAAACGCATGTTTTGACTTTTACGCGCCAGAGAAAACGGTGATTTATCCCGACAATTTACACATAAAAGTCGGTACTGGATGGCAGTTCGAAATTCCGGCAGGATACCACATGAAGCTGTTTATGCGGTCAAGCTACGGGGCGAAACGAGGATTGCGACTATCGAACTGTGTCGGTATTATCGATAGCAGCTATCGCGGTGAGGTTGTTGCAGTGTTTGACAACATCGGCACGGTGCCGGAAATCATCGAGGCTGGGGATAGATTCGTGCAGGGACTGATCGAGAAAAACGTGCCAGTGGCTTTTAAAGAGGTCGCAACATTAACAGAAACGCAGCGCGGCACTGGTGGTTTTGGTAGTACAGGAGAATAGAGGGGATTGTATATGTGGTATTTTATCGGTGGCGTAATCATTGGCGCTAATATCGGAATTGTTGCAGCGGCTGTATTGGCTGCAAGACGCCGGAAAGATCTGGAACCAAGAATACGAGAATTAGAAAAAGAAGGAGAATGAAAATGGACAAAATAACAGACAAACAAGGTACACAGTGGGTGTTACAGAAATTATATGATAATGGGTTTCGTTACCTTGCAATGGATAAAAATGAAAATATATATGCTTTTGAAAATGAACCACATTTGTTGATAAATGAGTGGATTGGGGAAAACCGTGTACGTATTCCCTTTGATTTTACTGTCTTATTTGCTAGCGAATTGGATGTCTGTGAACCATTAGATATTGGCAAAGAATTGGGCGTCATTGATTGGGAGAAAGTGCCTGTTGACACGCGTGTATTGTTTAGCAAAAATGGCGGATATTGGGCCGAAGGGCACTTCGCCCGCTATGACAAGAATCGCAACATGTATGCTGTGTTTAATAATGGTAAAACGAGCTGGACAACAGGTAATGATGATATTGGATATTATAGGTTATGTAAGTTGGTCGAGAAAGGAACAGAATGAGAGATTATATAGAAGAGTTTGATTTAAACAAAACGAGAGCTTCTATTGGTATGTTACGTTTAGTTAAGGGCATTAAGATGATAAGGATTGCTGTCTGGGTGATAATACTGGTCCCATTCCTACCTTTTTTCTTGTTGCATATACTATACGAATCGACGACGGAAGTTTTAAAAAAATAATAAACTTACCTATAATCATTTTTGACAAGATATGGATTAACGAACTGAAATTTATTTACAATTTGGCACCACATGTTAAGTTTATTCGTGAATGCTTGAAAGATCAAAAAAGGCTGAAATGAAAGGATGTAAAAAGCGATGAATAATAACAGTAAATGGACATACAACTCAACGATAGAAGGTAATTGGTATGGAGAAGTATATGACACACGAGAAGAAGCGATCGCGGCAGGTAGAAAAGAAGCAATAGAAGATGGTATAGCAAAGTTTTACATAGGTCAGGTACGCGAACATACTCCTAAAATCCATCTAGACTCTGTTATCGACGACTTACAAGATGATGCATACGATAAACTGGGGGAATGGGGAGAAGGCTTTTTAGTTCGTGTTACAAATGAAGAAAAACAAGAACTTGACATTGCACTAAATAAAGTACTGAATGACTGGTTAGATAAAAATAAATTACGAGACTATGGTTTCAAAATTGTTAACATAGAGGAGATTTCTGTATGAGAGAAATAGTATTTAGAGGTAAACATATATATGAGAGCAAAATGTAAGCACTATAAATATGATAATGGGCATGGTGGCAGTGCTGATATATGCTTCTGCCCTGCCAATGGGTGTAAGCTGAAATGCAAACGCAGCATGAACCGTTGGTTCTTTAAACGATTCAGAGAAAAGTGCCCACGTGTTTTATATTCTGTTAGTAGATTTGATGAAAGTAGGGATAACAAAAATGAATAAAGATAAATTGATTTACGATCACTATATATACGTGAAATTTGATGGCGACGATCGGCTGTATGTTTATGGCACGAATGAAAAAAACCAAAACTCGGTGCTATCGCTAAATGTCAGACAAAGCGTGGCGACCAAGAAGGTATCGTAAAGAGGATTGTAGATTTCAGAACGGCGGTAGACAAAGCGTTTGGAAACGGCTTGGATTATATATCACTTGCCACGCTATCAGAAAAGAAAAATGAACCATGCAATACGGCTACTAATGTTGGCGATATTACTGACGAGCAAGGGCGTAAGTGGTTATTGAAAAAATCGTATGACCTTGGATATAGATACATCGCCGTCAACATACTCGGGGAACTGTGTTTGTGCAAAGTGCGACCTACGCGCGATAGAGGGTTTTGGTGTAGTCCAGGCGATAATGCAATGCCAATAAGTAAGTTGCCAAATATCTTTTTTGAGATTAAATGGGATGGCGATGTACTGTTAGATATTGCGAAAGAACTTAAAATTGTCGACTGGTCGAAGGTAGAAGTCAATACCGAAGTATTAGTGAGTGCGGACGGGGAAACATGGTGTAATCGACATTTTGCAAGTTATGATGAAGAAACAAGGTTGTTCTATACGTTTATTGATGGAAAGACGTGGTGGACAACTGATGATGTTGAAGAATGGCATTTCTGTAAGATGCCAAGTGGCGAATAGGAGAAATTGAAATGGACAAAACAATAGCTAAGAACCATATTGATATATCCGAACAATTATGGTTTATAGATTGGAAAATGGTACCAGTTGATACGCCAGTGTTAGTAAGTATGGATGCCGAGAAATGGCAGCGTAGTTACTTTGCCAAATATAGAGATAAAAACCATTGCAGATATGGAGTGTTTGTACACGGAAAAACAAAGTGGTCGTCAAGTGGAAAAATTTCATATTGGGAGTACTGTAAAATCGCTGAAGAATAAATGATAAGGAGATCAATTGGGAGGTTAAAATATGAACAGTGTACAAATTAGTGGAAATGTATCCCGTGATCACAACCTGCGATTCACGAAAAATGGCACAGCTGTATGTCGCTTTTCAGTTGCATGCAATGACGATTATATCGACAGTAATGGTGAGAAAAAGGAGCGGACAAACGGCTACTACGGGGCAAGAAGCATCAAGTTTTGACAGCATGGGAACACCGGTACAGGAAGAAATACCGTTTTAAGTAATTGCAGGGAAAGTTGTTGCACGCTTTCCCTGCTCTATCCGTTTTAATAAAGGGGGATACTATGTATCATAATGACTATATCAATGCCGTAAAAGAATATTTACGTCGGTATAACGAGTTCTGTCAGTATATCAATAACGTGAAAGCGGACATTGAGGACTTGAGGGCACTCAAGAATCAGGAAGCAGCTGCAGCAGTACCGACATTATCCCCTACTGGTGGCTGCAGTAGCGGTCAAAGTGTCAGCGTGGAAGAACGCGCCTTTTTCATGCAGCAAGAGATAGAGGATAGAATCGCAAAGTATCAGCACGATTTGCAACAGATAGCACCTCTCGTCAGACGGCTACAACGGTCATTAGACTTCTTAGAATCAAGTTCTGAAACGGATAGGCGCATTATACAGGCACGCTATATCGACGGGCAGTCGTGGGAACGTACGGCAGAATACGCGCACGCAAGTTATGGATATTGCCGAAGTAGGGAGAAGAAAGCATTGCAAACGCTTACGGGCATGATGTTCGGGCCGAATTCTATTCCGCTGCAAGGCACGTTATTATTCTTTGATGATTGTGGATAACTTTTCCGTCTGAACAGTTTTGAACAGATTTGTGCTAATTTATGACGTGAAAGTGATGGAAATATGAGGTATAGTGGTAGTGTAAGAATGCATATAGAAATGCAAAAGCTCCCCTTACAAAATGCAAGGAGAGCTTTTGCTGAACAGGTTGCGATCCTATTCAAGATTGTTTACACGAGACTGTGTTCCACTGTTGTCTTCCGAATCCTTAAAAAGAAGATATTCAGAAAGTTAATAGGCAAATTGTTGGAAAAGTACTTGAAACGATGTTGGGCAATATTGATAGTTTTAATCATGAATTTTCGTTACTAGCAGATCGAATAATAAAATTAACTACATAATTTTAATCCTTATCAAGGATATGATGTTGATGTATTAGACGTTAATGGAAATCCCGTAACAGGGCAAAATTTGCTGGGGAGTGTTAGGGATACCTATTTAGAATAACTCAAATAGCATTATTAATAGCATATCAAGGTGGTCACTTAAGTGGCTGCCTTTTTCTTTGCCTGAATTTGGGAGGTGGTGAGCGTGTAGATGCCCTTAACAGAAAAACAGCGACGGTTCGTAGATTATTACATAGAAACAGGAAATGCTAGCGAGGCGGCGAGACGAGCAGGATACAAGTTTGAAAATGCGGATGTTATGGGGCGGGAGAACTTACGAAAACCTACGGTTAAAGCTGCTATCGCAGAGCGTCTCAAGGTACTGGAAGACGCGCGAATCGCCAAAGCGGATGAGGTGCTGGAATTTCTGACGGCAACGCTGCGTGGGCAGGTGCCGGAGCCTCATGTCGTGGTGGAAGGAACCGGTGAAGGCTGTAGCAAGGCGAGGATCCTTGAAACAGCGCCCTCCGTCCGGGACCGAATTGAGGCGGGA